TTGTATTTTTGTAAAAAAAGATTTTCTGTTTGAAAAAGTCTTTTTTGACCATTTACTAATCGGCACACTAATTGACAATTAGTTGCCAATTAGTAAATTTCATTTTTTGAAAGAAATGTTTTAAGTTTTTTACAAATTTCATAATGTCATTTTTTACGTTTTTTATGTAGGAAGTCTTTGTTTTTCTCTTATTTGAGAGAAAGATATTTCAAGGATTTACACTTTGGAAAACAATTTGGTCATTATTTCCATTTTGTTTTCCAAAGTGTAAATTCCCTTTTTGTATTTTTGTAAAAAAAAAATTTTCCGTTTGAAAAAGTCTTTTTTGGCCATTTACTAATCGGCACACTAATTGACAATTAGTTGCCAATTAGTAAATTTCCCTTTTTTGTATTTTGTAAAAAAAAAATTTCCATTTGAAAAAGTCTTTTTTAGCCATTTACTAATCGGCACACTAATTGACAATTAGTTGCCAATTAGTAAATTTCATTTTTTGAAAGAAATGTTTTAAGTTTTTTATAAATTTCATAATGTCATTTTTTCCGTTTTCTATGGAGGAAGTCTTTGTTTTTGAGAGAAAAGTATTACACTTTGGAAAACAATTTGGTGATTATTTCCATTTTGTTTTCCAAAGTGTAAATTTCCTTTTTTGTATTTTGTAAAAAAAAAATTTCCATTTGAAAAAGTCTTTTTTGGCCATTTACTAATCGGCATACTAATTGACAATTAGTTGCCAATTAGTAAATTTCATTTTTTGAAAGAAATGTTTTAAGTTTTTTATAGATTTCATAATGTCATTTTTTCCGTTTTTTATGGAGGAAGTCTTTGTTTTTGTATTTTTTGAGATAAATTATAGTAAAGTATTTGAAAAGTCTTTTTTGGTCATTTACTAATCGGCACACTAATTGACAATTAGTTGCGAATTAGTGATTTAGAAATTATTTACTAATTGGCAAACTAATTGACAATTAGTAAATTATATAAAAAAATATATTATTATAAGCTATAATGCCTTTTGTTTGTGAAAAGTGTGTATATTCTACAAATATAAAACAACATTTTAACGCACATTTATCTTCAAAAAGACATATTGAAAATGAAAAAAGAGACCAAAAAGCAATATTGTTTGTTTGTGATAATTGTAAAAAAAATTATAAATCACAAACAGGTTTGTGGAGACACAATAAAAAGTGTGTTATAATACCCAAAAATGAAATAATTATTGAAAAAATCCAAAAACAGAGTGAATTGATTGAAACAATGATGGAAAAAATAGAAGAATTGAGTAAAAAACCATCCACTATAAACCAAAACAACAACAACAATCATTTTATCATCAACAACATAACTATCCTGAATATTTTAAAGAACAATTACAACGACGTCATTAGTTTTGAAGATTTTATTCAAAATATTCATATTTGCTATAGTGATATTGAAGACATTAAAGACACAGATAGTTGTATTAAATGTTTAAAAAATATAATTGTTGGTCGACTAAAAGAATATCAAGTTAACGAAAGACCTTTTCATTGTATTATGGACGAAGATGAAAATGCCGAGACCTTTTTAAAACAGACAGAATGGGTACAAGAGTTTATGAAAGATTTTGATACGGTCACTCCTGTACTTGACACAAAAATAATGAAATTTCTCGCCAAAGTAAACAATGATATTGGTATAATGAACATTACAGAAGACAAAAAAATGGAATTCAAAAAAATTCTAAGAACAATGACAACGAGACTGAATATAGAAGAAATAAAAGCGGGATTGTTTTATGGAATTGAAATCAATAAATATGAATTGAATCATAATTTGATTGACAATGAGACTAAAAATATTGTATTGATTTGAGTATGACGATAATCTATTTTTTATGACTATAAACTAATGACAATCTTTGATGCGAATGTTTGGGGACCACATTATTGGTTTATCATTCACACAATTGCACATAGTTATCCTGATCATCCAAACGCAACAACCAAAAGAAAATATTATGATTTTATTCAAAATTTACCCCTATTTATCCCCGATGGAGATATAGGAAATCGTTTTAGTAAAATATTGGACCAATATCCGGTATCCCCTTATTTAGATAATCGTGATTCATTTGTTCGATGGACCAATTTTATTCATAATAAAATAAATGAACTTTTAGGAAAAGAGGAGTTATCACTTTTAGAAAGTATTGACAGATATAAAAGTTTTTATAAACCCAAGCCGGTTTTTTTATATGAAACATTCAAGACGCGTAGAAATCTATTTCATTTATTTTTCATACTTTTATTGTTTTTTCTGATTTTTATTTCATACAAATAAAATCTCGTCATATTTTATAAATGAACTCAACATCATTATTGGCAGGTGAATATTCAAGTGGAGGATTTAATGATTCCCAATCTTACGCGACCAAAGTCTTTGGTGGACCTGAACAGCAACATTCTGTTGGTACCTTAGCCGGAGGCAATCAAGACAATACCATTGCTACAACCGCCGTCAAAAATTGCCAAGCTGGTGGTAAACGTAATTCTCGTCGTAACTTAAGACGCAATACGCGCCGTAACTCAAGACGCAATAGTCGCAAGGGCGGAGATATGAACAAAAAAGATATGAAACGAATGGTCACAAAAATTATGAAAGAAAAGGGCGGAAATATTTTAAAGAAAGCTATGAAAACCGGAAAAGATTTCAAAGATGCTGTTTCCGGCTCTGTTCAAGACGCATTGGAAAAAACCAAAGTTGTTTCAGAAGCCATTCAACAGAGTTTAAGAAAGAAAGGCGGAAAGGTCAGAAAAACATTGAAAACAATTATCAAAAAAGAAATGAAAAAATAAATAGTGCGAATAGTTTATATTCATATATATAAACTATTATATTATGGAAAAGAACGACACAAGTAAATGGAAAACAGAATTTAGAAAAAATAAAAAAATAAAAACGAGACCCCCTTTGAACATACAAGAAGAAAAACTTATTTTCCCCCCTCTTCAAACAATATTTGATTTACCACCTCTTGAATCAGAAATACAAAAAGAAACCTTTACAACAACTGAGAACCCCCCCACAATTGAAGGCATGAGTTCTTCCGGAAAATCTTTTCAGAAAACCACGAAAAAATATTTGAATAATTTTGAATACATTAGAACATATTTATATAATGCTATTTATGAATATTGTTATTGGTTTGTTAAAATAGACATACCCCTATTAAATACAGAAAAACATAAAGAAAATCCACCGGAAAAAGAAATCAAAGCAGACGCAAAATATTTACAGACCTTTGTTATTTCTATAATGATTCTTATATTATCTGTTTACGCTTCTTATAATTGGTATTATTTGCTTTTTTTTAAAGAAGGGTTGGCAACAACCTTGAATTTTGAAAATTACGTTTTTTCCAATTATATTTTTAACTATTTATTTGGATTGGTTTTGACACCAGTGAAATTACTGGATTCTCTCTTATTTAAATGGATTCCTTCTTTGAACACGAATGTATCGCCTCTTCAGAGTATGAATTTATTTTTCTTAATATTTTTTATCTTTTTAATTTTTTATCTTTTGATTGAAAGCAATAATTTCAATACTGGAATTACAGCTATAGTGATGGCTATCGTCATTATTGGCTGGGCACAATGGATACCAATTACCGCAATAGAATGGTTTAGTCCTCCATTAAGGATTAATTTTGCTATTGCTGTTGCGTTCGGTATATGGATTATTTTACGATTGATTATTTCCATTTCTTTGGTTCAATTTGCTATTTCTTTTATATATTTGTATTTATTTGTTCAATCGTTTTTTGGTGTATTTCGGTTTGAGAAAAATGGATTAAGTGCTTTATGGGGAATTTTTCCTTACATCATTCGGAAGAATAAAGATTTTTATGAAAATAATAAATTTCTAAAGTTTTTGGGTAAATTTGATAGGTATATTGACCCCTCTATTTTATGGGTTTTTCCCTATATTGTTTTGTGTTTGTTCTATTTATTTAATTTAAGATTCAATATTTCCTCTTTTAATTTGGTTAGCACGATGAGTTTGATTTTACTTCTTTTAATAGCTATGTTTGTATCAATTGCTTTTGTGTTTGAGCCAAAAGAATGTAATTCAGGTGGTTCTGATACACAGCCCTCCGTAACAAACCCCGCAGTAATAAACCCCGTAACAAACCCTGTGACACAACCTGTGACACAACCTGTGACACAACCTGTGACACAACCTGTGACACAACCTGTGACACAACCTGTCGTAATAAACCCCGCAACACAACCAACTTAATCAATACAACCGTCTATTGAAAACTTTTTCCAAAATAAATATTTGAAAAAAACAATATAAAGACAACTGGCGTAATTATATTAACATAATGGAATTAACGGAAACACAAATGATGAATATATTGAAACGATTTCCGTCTTTTGAAGCTTCTTATGAAACAATTTTACATAAGAACCTTCCTACAAACGCCAATTACAACATAGTATTGGCCATTCCTTTCGGTAAAAAATATTATATGTGGATGACTTTTTATCAAGATAAAAATGTGTGTTTTTTGATGGAACTCAATAGAGACAAAAAAATTATAAGAATTTCCATTATTGAGACAAACGTATCTCAAAATTTTTCTCTCGGAACAATTCTGTATGTTTCTCGTCTTGAATCGGAAACAGAAGAGACCTATTTTATAGAAGACCTTTATTTGTATAAAGGAATATCTATGGCACCTCTTACTTATAGCGATAAATTGGGATATATGGAAGATTTTTTACAAAATACATCTCTACCTATTTATTTACCGATTCTATGGTGGATTGGCGAAAAAAGACCGACTATTTCCTATCCAGTACATCATATTCAATATCGTTGTTTGCTGAACAATTCACCATATTTGAATCAACCAGAAGATAAATCTACATCGATTAAAAAAAGCGTAAAAGAACATATAATACAAGAAAGTCAATTTAAAACGAACATTAAAAAACCTCAATATCATTTACCGACAATTTTTCTAATTACAGCGGATATTAAATTCGATATTTATCATTTGTATGCCTATGGTCATAAAAAAAAAGAAGAGTATGTGGGTATTGCTTATATTCCAACCTATACATCCAGTGTGTTTATGAATAGTCTATTTCGCAAAATACGTGAGAATGAAAATTTGGACTATATTGAAGAATCTGAAGACGAAGAAGACTTTGAAAATATAAAAGAAGATAAATATGTGAATTTAAAAAAGAAATTATTAATGGAATGTCATTTTCATCCAAAATTCAAAAAATGGGTGCCCATAAAAGTGGTCGATAATCGACATAGAATTGTTCATATTCATAAATTATAATACCAATATAATAGCAATATAATAAATTTGAAAAAATGTATTTGTAAAAATACTTTAGTAGAATTTGTTATATACCCAAAAAAATACATTCAAGGTTTGGGTCTTTTCATTAAGCGTGCAATTTTAATCTCAAGGGTGTATATATGAAAAATACAAAAAAGAATAAAAAATCGGGAAAAAGAGCCCAGACAATGAAAATAGGGAAACGGACACCGAGACAAAGAAAAATGCCCGAAGTGGCAATCTATTTTACAGAAATGGTTGATTTAGTTAAATTGTATCATTGGAAGACAAAAGTCTATTCACAACATAAAGCAACAGACCAATTGCATGAAAAATTATCGGAATATGTGGACCAATTTATCGAAGTTTTACTCGGAAAAGAAAAAAATAGAATTGATATATTGGATAAAAAAATGAAACAAAAAATAAAATCCATTCGTGTCATTTCGAGAGATGAAAAAGATTTTAAAAATAAACTCTTTCAGTATCGTTCCTTTTTGATTGATTTAAATTCCATATTGGATTCCGAAAAAGACAGCGATTTATTGAATATTCGTGATGAAATATTGGCAAGTATTAATCAGTTTTTATATCTAATGACTTTTGACTAATTGAAAAATCAGAACATATTTCTTGAACTTGACGAAGAGAGGGTAAGTGGTCTCCAACAAGGCATACATTCATATTTTCAGGACTAAAATATTTACGAATAACAGAATTTACATTTTCTATAGTGATGGGCTTGTATTTTTTTGAAAACAATTCACTATAGGTAATAATGTCGGATGTGGATAAAATAAGTTCTATTCCATTGTATTCGGCTATGGTGTCTGTGTCTTCTAAATTACGAAGTCTATTTTCCTGAATGATTTCTTTTGCGTCCAACAATTGTTTTTTTGTGATTCCATTTTTAACAAAATAACAAAGAGTATCAATTAATAGGGGCAATACACCTTTTTTTTTGCCATTTTTAATAATTTTATCATGTGATTCTTCAGTATAAATAGTAAAACTTCCCGCATTTTTAAAATAAGTTATATCTACATCGGAACTATAAGTCAATCCATTTTGTTCTCTCAATACATGAAATAAAAATGAATTCATACCACCGGATAAAATAGTATTAAAGACTTCTAGAGAATATTTATCACAGGAATCATAGGGACAAATACAAAATCCGATAGAAATATAAGTAGTTAGAGTTTTTTTTTCAACTAATTTATAGGATGGACCTTTTTTATGAACAAAGGAGTCAATTGGAGGAGGGGGCGAAGATGTTTCTGATGGTCGATGGAAATAAGATTTTTCCAAGAATGAAAGAATGGTATCAAACGACAAAGAACTGACTATACTGATAATTATATTACTTGGTACATAATATTTTTTATAAAATTCAAACACTTTTTTAAGGGGCAATGAATTTTTGAAATGATATTTAAAAGTATCAACGGGTTGGCCATATGGATGATTTCCAAACAACAATAAATCACCTTCTTCTTCAAGTATGTTTTCAAGGTCGTCTTCGTCTTTGATGTTTTCTTCTTTTACGACATTTTTTTCTTTTTCATAATCGGTAGAATGAAAAAAAGAATGAAATAGTATATCGGATAAAAGATTTATACAATTATGTAAATTTTTGTCCATACATTTCATATAATAACACGTAAATAATTTTTCTGTATAAGCATTGAATTCTGACCCGACTGAAACACCAAAGACGGAATCAGCATCGGGGTGTTTTTTTGTTCCTTTGAAACACATATGTTCAATAGTATGACTGGCCCCTTTTAAATTGGGTGGTTCATGAACAGAACCTATTTGACAAAAAACCTGAATAGAAGAAAGAGGTATAGAAGAAATGGATTTTTCATAAATTATTTTAAGTTGATTTGGGAATGTATGTTGTTGTTGAATCATATTGTATATTATAAGCTTGTATTATAATAAACACAGATTGTATTTGTCCAAGGCAAGCGAAGCTCGCTTGCTGTCGACCACCGAAGGCGGTCTTCTAAAATGTGGGTAGAGTAGGTGCTGTTATTGGTGTAGACATAGACAAGGGCAACATAGGTGTGAACAATTTCAATACCATTTTATGTGTCAATTCCCAAATAAGGGCAAAAACCAAAGCGTGAACAATGGCGACGGTGTATTTACTTCCATTGGGGGGAAGACGCAACAAAATAGCGGGGGTCAGGATGAAAAAAAGCAAAGCGGCATACAAAAACATGACAACACTCATTATATATACTATATCTAAACATTTTGTGCTAAACAATCTAAAAATAATATAATAGTAATTATAAATTCCTAAATAAAATCCAAGAAACATTTGGTGAAAATTGATTCCTTATTTATTATAAAAATACAATAAACAATATGACAACAACCACAAAAAACTTTTACTTTAAAATTGCTTTGACACCTCATTACGTATATAAACCTGTCAACATGGAGTGGACCATGGAGGAATTTTTACAAAACATGAAACCCATATTAAGACAACATTTTCAAAATCAAAATCAATTGTCCAATACTATAGAAAAAATTCATATTATAGATAATACTGATAAATCAGTCAATGAAAATATCCGTTCGCCCGTTTTTCCGTCCAATATTAGTTTCCACGAATATTATAGAAAAGATTTGGATTACTTGGCGTTTTATATTCGGCCTGTTCCGATATCATAGTTCCCAACCGAACAATGTGTTTTTTTCCAATAATTTTATTTTAACATTTCCAAGCCTTTGAATTTTTTATCCCTATAATTAAATGGAAAAAGAAATATGTAGTAAAAAAATGTCTTTTGAAGATTGTGAATTGGCTATTTTAAGACATGCTGTAGAAATACAAGAATCCAATAAAAAAATAGATCAAATAACAGAAGAAGTTAATACAATTATTTCTATTTTGAAAAATTTTATGGTCGAGAAAAAAGTAATTTGTTATGGCGGAACGGCCATTAATAATATTCTACCCAAAGAAGCACAATTCTATACTGAAAATGAAATACCGGATTATGATTTTTTTTCAAAAACCCCATTAAATGACGCTAAATTGTTGGCAAATTTATACTATAAAAAGGGTTTTAAAGAAGTGGAAGCAAAGGCTGGTTCTCATACGGGAACATTCAAAGTATTTGTTAATTTTATTCCAATTGCCGATATTACTTATTTAGAAAAACCTTTATTTGACTCTATTTTTTCTGATACCATTGTTATTGAGGGTATTCATTATGCACCTCCAAATTATTTGAGGATGAGTATGTTTCTTGAATTATCACGACCAAAGGGGCAAATTGATCGTTGGGAAAAAGTGTTTAATCGATTGAAATTATTGAATGAATATTTTCCTTTTTCACCAAATGAATCTTGTTTCAAACAAAAACCCCCTTTACAAGAAATAAAAGAAAAAGTATTTGTTGACTTGTTTCATTTGTTGCTTACGTATAATGTTGTCTTTTTTGGTGGATTTGCTTTTCGTTTGTTCAAGGATCAGTCACAAAAGTCCGAATTCAAAACAATGAAATATCCATTATTTGATGTACTAAGCGATGAATATGAAAAAATATCTGTTTTCATAGTAAGATTGTTTAAAGAAAAAAATATAGAAGCAACCACGATTAAAAATAAATGTGTTGGTGAAATTATACCTGAACATATTGGTATTTTGGTAAATGGACAAGCCATTGTTTCGATTTATAATCCGATTGCTTGTTATAGCTATAATGAAATTGTATTGAATCAAAAGGACCTTTGGTTTAAAGATGATAGTATAGTGAATCAACCCATTAAAATAGCGACTACACATACTATATTGAGTTTTTATTTGGCATTTTTGTATACGAGTTCTGATAAAAATATTCCTGCTGACAAATACAATAAGGATAGAATTTTATGTATGTCGGAAGTTTTATACACGATTCAACAAAAACGCGCAACTCAACAAAATGGTATTTTTAAACAATTTAGCTTGGATTGTTACGGAAAACAAAAAACACAGATTGATTTACGAATGGAACGTGCTGAAAAACGCAAAGAACTAAAAAAAGGAACAAAAGAATACGATTGGTTTTTTTTAAATTATCGTCCTGAAAAGTCAGCTTTTGAACAAGAAGTCAAAACAATAAAAAAACATCGTCATCGTAAAAAATATTATAGAAAAACTAAAAAATTTCCATTTTTACTTAAAAAATCAAAAAAGAATCAATATTTATTTTAGGAGAATATTGTATAATGATAAGTATAATTAAATATATTAATATTCCAGTATTTTTAATTAGTTTGGCGATAGGTATTTTTATGGTGTATATTTATTTACCCGATATGAGAAAAATTTATGTGTATCCAACACCGGAAAATGTAGATATTTTATTGTATCGTGATAAAACTGGACAATGTTTTAAATTTGACCAAAAAGAAGTAGTTTGTCCGAAAAATGAAAGTGAAATATTGACGATTCCTGTTCAAAGTTAGAGAATATCTTTTTCTATTCTATAATGGGATTCTCAATTAATTTTGATAGACTTTTAAAAACACCATTTGGAAAAATATTAATTTCGGTCTTTTTAGGTCTTGGATTGGCCTGTTTATTTAGACAAGCGTGCAATGAAAAAAATTGTATTCGTTTTGAAGGAGCAGTCATAACAGACATAAAGGATAAAATTTATAGACATGACGAAAAATGTTATAAATATGTTGCTCAATCGACAACTTGTAATAAAAATAAAAAAATAATTGATATGTCTTCACCCAAACCAATTGATTAAAGGAACTATGGGTTCTAAAGGAACCCGTGGTTCTCGTTTTTTTTGTTACAAAAAAGTATTCGCGTTCTAAACTTTAGAAGTTTATAACACAAAATAGAATAGAAATGTCTTCAAATACAACAAGAATTTCGGATTTGCCACAACAACAACAAGAAAATGTAACAATGACTATACCCAGTTTTATGGAGCCCGTCAAAACCCGCAATGAACCAACCTCAACTACTGCGCCAACTTATCAACCAATGATGGATATTCATCCAAACCCCTATGGTGTTCCAAAACCAAATTCACCACCCAATTTTTCAAGCAATACTTCCTATGAACCTGAACAACAACATTATTTGCCATCTAGAGATATTCCACGTGAAACGGCCGGATATACACAAGATGAACAAATCAAAGTGAATTATATTCCTCAACCGAAACTGACAAACCACGATTTTATATCAGAACAAGAAAGATACACAAAAGAAAATTGGGAAGAACGACGACAAAAAAAACACCGATTATCAAAATTGGATTTTTTAGTCAACGAATTTCAAACCCCCTTGTTCATTGCTATTTTGTTTTTTTTATTTCAATTACCCGCCTTTAATTCGTTTTTATATAAATATTTTTCGTTTCTTTCTATTTATGGTTCTGACGGAAGTTTAAATGTATATGGGTTTGTTTTCAAGAGTTTTGTATTTGGATTTTTTTACTATTTTACATTAAAGTTCATCGATTACTTTAGTGAACCATAATCAATATTTTGTTCTTCTTCTTCGTTTCTTTTGTGTAGTAGATTCTTTTTTTGGCTTTACTGAAGGAAAGTTTGTGTCATTTTTATTTAATGTTGGTGTAATTTCATTATTATGAATCATTGGTTTGTAATGTATTCCGTCTACATATAATAATTTTATGGCAGGTAAGAATTCTGTGTTTCTATTCAATGGAATATAAGATTCAGCAATATTTTCATTAATTCCATCATCATTTGGGTCTTTAGATTGCCAAGGATAAATTTTGAGTTCAATTTGAAATAAAGTAGCAATAATAACAGGAAATAAATCAAAAACAGGAACTTCAAAAGTTTTAGGGTGAGAAATTTGTTCCAATTCTTCCCGCAAAAATTCTGTTCCATTTTTTGGAATTTTTCTTAATCCAACATATCTGATTTCATCATAACCGCCCATTATAGTAACATAATTGAATATTTCATCATTATGGATAATAAAATCGACTACTTTTTTACGAATATCCAATGCCGTTCCTTCATTTCTTTCCATTATATTGAAAAGAAATTCTAAAGAATGAAAAAGACAATCACCATCATCTTTTACATCAAATTGAAGCAATCCCAGTTGGATGATAGATTCTTCCAATTTTTTTGAAGAATATTTACGTTTTAGTGATTGATTTGTCATCATTTTTGAATGTAATTGGTTATTTTAGTTATTTGTAAAAAATAATTCAAAAAATAATCAATTTTCAGTCAGGGGTTAAACTTTATAAAAAAACATTATAGAATGTTCTATGATGTTTTAGAAGGACGCCTACGGCGTCCCATTTTAAATCTTCAAGGGTCTAAATTTTCAAGGGTCTAAACTGTAGGGAAAAATTGCCAGTCTAAATCACGACATACTAATTTCCAAGTATCGTCTTGTTGCTTTTGTTTTAAGTTGTCTTTTAACAAAGGAATATAAGGAAGGTATTGTGGTTGGTCCAACAAAACACATAGTTGATACAACGTATAAGTGTAGTTGAAAAAATTAACCCGTTCGGGCGGGCAATAGAGAGACCACGGTTGTTGAATCTCAATAAATAAAACACACAATGTTTCTGTTAATTTATCGTCCATAATAGGGGGTTGAATTCCAAAGAGAGAATTAATATATTGAATATGTTCAAAATATTTATTGAGTCCTAATTTTCTCAAAATTTCTCTCATTGTCTTGTAATTTATTTTGGATGTATCTGTAATTCTTTCTTTTTTGATTCGGTTTCTAATGGCTTCAATCACTTCGGGCGGAATTTGAGTCGTTTCTTTGGCTTGAAATTGCGATAAAATTTCCTTGAAATGATTCAATCGTATATAAGCAGTATAAGACACTTCATTGGGTGGTTCTTTGTTGGAAGGTTTAGAATTATCAACAATATAAGGAATATAACGGCCACATTTAACATTGTTGCAAATGAGAATACCCTCTTCATCTTGTGGTATCATTTCACCTTGACCACACATTTCACAAATATCTGTAGTGTAATAATATTTATTGACATTTACCAATTCATTGCTAACATTTTTCCAATATTTTTGATATAATTTTCGTGATTGAGAATATTTTTCACTCATTGTAGAGGTACCGTCTTCATGATTGGATTTTATTTTAAAAAATGAATTTAATATATTGGAATTTTGATTGTTTTGACCAGAAGATATTTTTTGTTTTTCTTCAAAATACTGAAAAATATCCTTGGAATTGTTTAATAAATAATTCTTTTTTTCGTTATTGATTTTTTTTATTTCTTTTGACAATTCCCTTATTTTGTCTTTTATTTCCATATATTCATCAATTTGGTCTTCCGATAAATTTTTTAAATGATTCTGTAAATGGCTTTTTTTTTCCATCAATTGAGGTAATTTTTCCTTTTCTGTTTTATAAATTTTTATTAAAATTTCTGTGTGAATTTCATCAATTGTGTTTTTTTGTATTCCGGACGTCGTATTTTTATTCATGAATAAATCTATGGTTGTCGTTTATATAACTTTTTATTGAAATAATATTCTTTTCGGAAAACCCCCTATTTTCGAATATATCCATATTATATGTTTTCCGAAAAAACTATTTTTATTGACGAGGAAAAAAGAAATGAAGATATTTTTACTCGTCGTAAAATGACTTTTATTATGAATGCTTTAGAAGATGGATGGTCCGTTAAAAAAATAAATCATTCATATGTTTTTTCAAAAAAACATGAGAATAAAAGAGAGGTTTTTTTAGATAGTTATTTAGAAAAATTTATTGAATACAATATGAAAGAAAAAGGGCTACAATGATTAGAGAAACAATCCCAAAATAAGAATGAAAAATAATACGATTGGAAGCAACACCAAGACCCAAGATAACCATGTAAATCCATTACTGCAGAGAATATTCAGGATCCAAGTCCAAAAGACGATATACAGGAGTTTCAACACAAAAATTAACCAAGTATTTGAAACGGAACAACTATATTGACCGACACAATAGATATCGAGATTTCCGAAATTTTGAATAGCCATAATAAAGAACGCTATCAATGAAAGAACTAAATAAAGCATAGCGGGAGGACATAATTTTTTTAATCCGACAATTGCCATTTCTATATTCTTTCTAAAGGAATTTTTTTCACAAAACCCCCTTCTTAGACTTCTATAATGTCTTTGAGAGATTATTAGGCAATTGGCGGAAAATTTTCGGTGTATTTGCTTCCAAGAGGATTTGTCAAAGGTGCGTCAGGATTTTCAACACCACCATTAAGAATTTGATATGAATCGTACGCGCCTGCTAAAGAAGTTAAAGTGTTTGTATTAGAAAACGCATAACTTCCTCCTCTTTTCTTTTTTGTTCGTCTTTTTGTTCGTCTTTTTGAACCACCACTTGATTTCATATCTGGAAACAAACGAGTGCTTGGTTGCATATTGGGACTTGTTGGATCTGTTGGGCCTCCTTGTTCCAAACTTTTTGGATAATAAGCGTCTTGTGGAATATAGCCCTGTAAAAAAGTTGGTGGAAAAAAATTGGAAACTCCTCCTCCCCTTTTTAAATTTCCTCTCTTTAAAGATGTTTGACGTCCACCTTGGAATATTTTTGTACATCCACAATTGCCCCCCTTTTTTAATTGTCTTAATTTTCTATTTTTTCTTGTGTGTTTCATATATACTATATATCACGATATTTATTAGCAAAAAATTGATACATAAAACAAATAATAAAAATCAGGTACACAAGGTTCGTAACTGGTTCCCAGAAAAACCTTGGTTTCTTGATTTATTAATGAATATCAACATGAGTAAGAAAATGTCTTCTACAACAAACATTTTTTAGATTTAAATCGTCTAATACTTGTCCTTCAACACTTTTATCGCCAATATTTAATTTTGTTAAATATTCGACTTTGTCCCCCGAATTTTTCTTCTTTTTTCTTACTTCCTGTAAGTAAAATCTATATTTGTCTGCCAAAACATTTGAACACGAAAAACAACGAACAGGAATGATCATATAAACTATATGGTTATATGTTTTTTTATTTATATTCTTTCTTTCAATTTTATGTATCCCTATATTAAAAGAAGGCAATGTTTCCTATTATTATTATTATTGTAATTTTAGCCATATTGTTATTGATATTTACATTCATTACGACTACTAAAGAAGCATTCTATGGTGGAACGGGATATTCCGATGGAAAAGGGGGTAATGAGTTAGGTCCTGTCGCTTTGGATGGATACAATCCAAACCAATACAACCCATTTATTGCTACTCCTTCTCAACAAAACAACCCCAATTGGAATATTGGACAAACAAATTGGAATAGCGGAAATACAAATTGGAATCAATACAATCAACAGCAGATGAACCCTTGGCAAAATACAACCAACAATCCGTTGTTTCCTCAACCACATGCGGATTCTTCCTATAATATCATCGCAGCGAATCAAACCATTTCTTATGCTCCAATGAATCCTCCATCCACAAGCAATGTACTATCCTTTGGACAAGTTCCTATTCCTCAAACGGGAATTCCTTATGGTTATTATCAAACCGGACCAAATTATATGTCTCAAATTCCCTATGGTTTTATCGCCTCACCCGACAAAAAAAGTATTATTCCTCAAATACAAGCCACTATAGCAGATGTAAGTTCCAACAATCCATCGACGCTTATTCCAACAAACGCATCCAATAGTTTTACAAATGATTCAAGTAATAATATTACTCATTATGACCCCAATAATTACAATATTACTTTTCATCAAAATCCACAAGATACGTCTTCCAATTATTTTGCCGATGTTCTTTTAAATAAACCGAGTGCTACCTATTATCAGCCTGGAAGTTATCCTTATGGACCTTCTTCGTGGGTTCCAAAATATGAAGATTCTGTTTATTTAAGTAAATTAACCGGTTTGTCATCCACTTCTCCTCTGTACAATACCGCCGCAATGAAAAGTGGATTTTGTTTTCAAATGCAAAATGACCCCCAAGGTTTGGAAGAACAATGTAATAAATTGGACCAAAATGTTTGTGCTTCAACCAGTTGTTGTGTTTTGTTGGGTTCCTCCAAATGTGTGTCTGGTAATCAAAATGGACCTATTATGAAGGCCAACTATAGTGATAAATTTATTGGAAATCGTGAATATTATTACTATATGGGACGTTGTTATGGAAATTGTTTGGACTAGTTATACACTTTTTAACATTTCAAACGTCGGACGCCGTAGGCGTCCTTCACAGCATAAAAAATAAAAAAGGAATAATGGCGAATTTAACACCTTACCATAAAATCAAAATTAAAGAACCATTTCCATTATAAAGTATTCATGATTTTCATCATATTTTTCAGTTTGCATTAAAATTGGATAATCTGTAATTGATTTTCTGGTCCATCTGAAACCATAAGATTCATAAAATGTAACAGCACTTTCTATAGAACTCAAAATAATTTTATATTCTTTATTATCTTCCTCTTTTTTATTTTTCAATTTTTGAATGAAATCAGTTAAAAGATTTGACGCGTAACCTAATTTTTTAAACTTATGTTTTGTACAAATCATAAAAATATAATATACAACTTCTTGCCTTTTTACATATTTGTTGTAAATCATTAAAGATGGACAATTATCTATATTGAAATAAGTATCTATACAACGGAATATAATTTTATTTTTTTTGTTTTCAAGTAAAGAACGAATGTATAAAGGATTTACAATTGTATTGGAATAGTAACAAAATGTCATAAATACATTTTCATAAAAAGTTTCAATTTCATCAACAATATTTTCAATATCTTCTGTGTCGATAATATGATTTATGATATCTTTTGAATAAAAATTCATTCTTTTATAATTTTTTTAGTCGGTGTAATAAATTATTCAATTTTATGCGACGGGTTTTTCTGTTATTTCTTAAGATGTTCTTTGGTGTCGGTTAATTCATCTTGTCTTCGTATTCCATTTTGGCGTTTGAAATGAGAAAAGGTTTAATAGTTTTCTCGAATGGCTTTTCCTACAGGAAATCGTGGAATACCCTCTTGTGATAATTCTTGAAAAATGACCGTTATCTTTTTTCCAATGAAATTGTCACCTTGTAAAAACCATTCTTTGCGTTGTTCAAACGTACCCCGAGGACGAACAGCAAATGGTTTACCACAGGATGTAATACAATCCCAAATAACACACCCCTTTTCTCCTGCGTCTCCTTGATGAAATCCGGTTATTTCAAATTCATCTTCTACGAATTCTTTGTATTTATGAAGGTATTTGCTTCGTTTGTCTACTTCATAGGGTCCTGATGGACTACGAATCATAATTCCTTCAAATCCTTCACCAACATAAACAACATGAAGCCGTTTAATGTCTTCATGGTTTTCTGCTGTTTCTGTTTGAACCTCTTTTAAGAGAGAATCGTTTGGAATTGTCTGAAATATATGTTTTAGAGTCTGGTAGCGTTCTTCATAAGGTTGTGCATGATTTTCAACATTATAGAAATCGTAAATATGATATTGTATTTTATCTATTTCGTTTTTTTCTTTTTCTCCAATTTTTTTAGAACGAATGTATCCGGAAAGGGTTTCAAACGGAATTTCATTTGTGTATAATTCTCCATCCAAATAAATCATAGGCGATTGTGTTAAAATGGGAAGTAATTGTTCCTTTAATTTTTCAAAATTAGCAAAGGGAACACCATTTCTGGATTCCAATACGACTTCATTGTTTAGGTTCTTGGCTAAACAACGAATTCCGTCGTATTTTCTTTGAACATAAACGGGAAATTTACATTTTTTTATGGGGTCAAATGTTTGTGCCAACATGGGGCGAACAATCAGACTTTGTGTATCTTCTAAATTTTCAACATATAATTCCTTTTCTTTTTTGTCTGTCCATTTACTTTTTGCCTCCAAAGTTGCCTGTTCCAAAAGAGAACGGCTCGCTTTTCCTTTTTCCAATGTTTTTGTTTTTGTTTGAAGTGAACCACCTATATAACCATAAGTTGTATTTATGTCTATGGTTTTTTCTTGAATATTGAGAGAAATTGACCATTCGTAGATTTTGTTGTTATTTTTCTTGAATAATTTAGGGAATGTTGTTGTTGTTGCCATATTGTTATCAAAAATATTCATAAAAGAAGAATCAATTTTTAGGTCTAAATCTTCAATGGTGTAAAAATATAAAAAAAAAGTTTCCAGTCCCAACTCATATACAATGATTGTGTAAATAGTTTGTTGAGAGAAAACGAGAGAATAGTATTTTTTTGAAATTTTGATTGTTATTGTTTTTCTTTTAGGGATTTTTAGTTGTTTTTTTCCTTTACAAGTTCCAAACACAAATTTATTGACATTAGATTCTGTGGGTGGGGGTTCGGGAGGAGTGGCCAAGACCGCCTTCGGTGGTCGACAGCCTGCGAGCTTCGCTCGCCTTGGGGAAAACCATGATAATAATTCAAATCACTTTTTCGACAACATTCGGGGTCGTTGTTACACCCACATTGTCTTTTAAAAGGGCTACTATTGGGAGAAATTAGTGGTGGTGTTTTTATTTCGTTGTATTCGCTAACTTCGTCGGTATCAGACATTTTACTTGATTTATTTTGAGAGAAAAAATAAATCAATTTTTAGGGAACCAAGGTTCACCGAAGGCACTTTTGGGTGGCATAGGCTCCGCTGACTTTGATATAAAGACAATTCGCTATAGTACTATAATAACAGAACAACAATAGTATATGAACAAACAAGGAATCTATAATGAATATTTTACATTGGAAAAAGAATGGAAAATCAAATGTGGAGAGAAAACCATTCTATTGTTTCAGGTTGGCGCTTTTTTTGAAGTTTATGGAACAAAATCAAAGATTTGTCCAGAAAGCACTATACAAAAATTCTCTCAAATGTGTAATTTAAGAATTGCTCCCAAATCCAAAACATTTGATGACACAGGAGATCAAATTGTTATGGCTGGATTTCGTGATTACCAATTGGAAGAATATATAGAAAAAATTATTGAAAATGGATTTACCGCTGTTGTTTATATTCAACAAGACATTGCCGGTAAAAAAGAAAAAAATAGAGTTTTGTTTAATGTTTATTCATCGGGAACTTTTATTTCTCAAGATACCAACGACAATCGTTCCAATCATATCATGTGTATTTGGTCAAAACAAACATCACAAAAAAGGCTTGTTTGTGGTATTGCAGTTATAAATATTTCTACGGGAAAATCTTTTTTATTTGAATATGAAACACCCTATATGGCCAATATAGCAACAACCTATGATGAATTGGAGAGAAATATTTCAATTTATTCACCAAGTGAAGTATTGTATATTGAACAGGGACTAAAAGATGGACCGACAATTGAAAAATACTTTGATTCTCATGTTGCCTTTCATTCTATGGATATTAATTCCGATAAAATAAAAAATGCAACAAAACAGAATTATATAGAGGCCATTTTGGACCAACAATTTGGTAAAGAAACTTTCCAAAATTGTTCCGAATTCAATACTTATACAATAGCTACTATGGCCTTTTGTGTTTTGTTGGATTTTATTTATGAACACAATCGTAATTTGGTGAAAAATATTGAAATCCCTCTTTTTAATAACACGACAGAACGTGTATTATTGGCCAATCATACTTTGAAACAATTGAATATATTGGAAGACGGAAATGGTTCAGGTGTTTTTTCTTCTGTTTTATCTTTTCTCAATAAATGCAGTTGTTCGATCGGAAAAAGACGTTTTCGTCAACAATTGTTGAACCCCTGTTACAATGAAAAATGGTTGAATTTAGAATATCAAATGATTTCTATGATGTTGGAACCGCAAAATTTCTCTCTTGTTGCGCCTTTTCGTAAATTATTGTCCGATATGGCGGATTTGGAGAAAATCTCTCGACAATTGGTTATTAAAAAATTGGTGCCTTCTTCTCTTTATAAATTATACCATTCTCTCGATTTGATATCCCAATTAAATATTTGTTTGTATGAATTGGTTCCATTGAAAAAATATTTGATTTGTTCTTGTGAAGATTTTGATGACCGAATAAAACAAATGATGCTATTTATAACACGTTTTGTTCATATTGAAAATTGCAATGGTGTCACAACATTTAAAGATATTCTTGGTTCAGAAGAAGAAACAGAAGATAATGAAGAATCGATTCTATTGTGTTCTGGTGTTTCAAATGAATTGGATACGTTGATTCGTGAATATTCAGAGAACAAACAATTATTGGAAAAATGGAGAGAAACATTGAATAGATTGGTTGGTGGACAAGACCATGTAAAAATTCATAAAACAGAAAAATCCGGTGTTTCTCTCCAAATTACCAAACCTCGGTCAAAGGCATTGAAGGAAGCGTTAAAGACACAAAAGACTCTTACTATAGGAAATACCGCAATTTCAACGACAGATATTGAATTTACGACTGCGTCTACAAGTGCTTATGAAATTGAATGTGACCATTTGACAAAAATTTCTAAAAAATTGCTGAAAATAAAAGACACTCTTTATCAAGTGATGGAAAAAGAATATCTCTCATTTTTGGGGATTTTGGAAAAAGAATGGTTTTCTTTTGTGGAAATTGTCATTGATTATATCGGAAAATTGGATGTTTTGATTTGTCGTGCTTATACTGCTCGTGAATATCATTATTGTTGTCCTCAAATTATTGAAACAGCCGAGAGAAGTTGTGTTTTCGCCAAAGACCTACGTCATGTTCTCATTGAACATTTATTGACAAATGAAGTATATGTTGCTAATGATGTGGAATTGAGAGAAGAACCTCAGGGAATTATGTTGTTTGGAATCAATAGTTCGGGTAAGACTTCCCTATTACGGAGTATAGGAATTTCTCTCATTTTGGCTCAATCGGGGAATTTTGTTCCCGCTTCGACCTTTTCGTACAAACCCTATCGTTCTATTTATTCACGTATTATAGGAAATGATAATTTATTCAAGGGACATAGTAGTTTTGCTGTTGAAATGAGCGAATTGCGCGTTATTTTACGTATGGCAGATAAATATAGTATGATTTTAGCGGATGAAATTTCCAAAGGTTCGGAAATGGATTCGGCAATGAGCATTACAACCGCTTCTATAATGGAGTTTGTAAAATTGGGAGCATCGTTTATTATTACTTCTCATTTACATGAAATTGTTGAGTTTGAAGAAATTGTAGCATTGTCTAAAAAAGTACATCTAAAACATTTGATGGTTTCTTACGATTATGAAAAAGATTTGTTGGTATATGACCGCAAATTGAGAGAAGGGTCAGGGGAGAGTTTCTATGGTTTATTGGTCTGTAAATCTTTACATTTGCCTCTTGAATTTATTGAATGTGCTTATCAAATACGAAATAAATATTTGAAAAAGAGTGAGAGTATTTTGAGCCAAAAAACGTCGGTTTACAATGCCAAGAAAATTAAAGGAATTTGTGAAATGTGTGGTCAAAATATGGGAGAAGAAGTTCATCATATTTTGCCTCAAAAAGACGCAAATGATGAAGGATTTTTTGAAAATGGTCTTCATAAAAATCATGTGGCGAATTTATCTTCTTTGTGTTCCAAATGTCATGACCAAATACATCGGTTGGAAAATACATCTATAATAAAAAAAAAGGTGGTTCGTATTAGGAAACCTGTTTAAAAATAAAATCTTTATTATTTTCTACACCTTTTTTCATTTCAAACGCCGATTTTTGTATAGTTAAAATTATTTACACCCTTGAAGATATATTTACACCCTTGAAGATATCCCCTTTCTAATTGGTCCAAAATTCTGTTTTGTTCTTTCATTTTTTGATAATGTGGTTCATTATTGGTAAAATATCCCTTTTCTAATTGGTCCAAAATTCTGTTTTGTTCTTTCATTTTTTGATAATGTGGTTCTTTATTGGTAAAATAAAGAATTATTTCTATAATAAAAACTGTCAGCAAAGTATTATAAATAATTAAAGTAGTTGTCATTTATTGAATTTGTTTTTCTTATTGTTTACTATGTATGGAAAAAATTTTCAATTTTATTACATATATATATATATGTGGCTTTTATTGTTATTCTTGGTTTTTATTTTGAGTTTGGCTTTATATTATTTACGTGATGTTGAATCATTTTCTCAGAGACCGCATGATAAAAAAGCCAATATAGAGCCTTATGTTGATGTCATTTATTATATCAATTTGGATCATCGAACGGACCGAAATGAAGAATTTTTGAAAGAAATGGATAAATTACAATTTCCGAGAGAAAAAATCATACGAATCTCTGGTGTCTATTTGAAAGACCGCGGACATTTAGGATGTAGCAAAAGTCATATACTTGTCATGGAAGATTTTATTGCTTCTAATTATAGAAATTGTATTGTATTTGAAGATGATTTTGAATTTACTCAACCGAGCAATGTTATTGAAGATTTGTTTTCAAACGTTCATGAAATACCCTATGATGTTTGTTTATTGGCGGGAAATGAACAAGTATTGAAAGATACTAGATATTCTTTTGTGAAAAAAGTCGTGAGTTGTTTGACGACATCCGGATACATGGTAAACAGACAATTTGCCCCCGTTTTACTTCAAAATTTCAAAGAAGGGGCGGAACAATTGGAACGAAGCTACAACGAAGGACCTTATTATCGCGGTGAATTTGCTGTTGACCAATATTGGATTCAATTGCAACCTTTATCCAATTGGTATATTTTTGAACCAAAGTTGGGAAAACAACGAAAGTCATTCTCTGATATTGGAAATGGTTTGGCGGATTACAAGGTTTGAATAATTTATTTATTATATTTTTGTCTCATTTTTCTTTTTGGTCGGAAATAAAATTGTGTCTAATTTTGTATTAACACCGACCGGAAAGAAAAATGAGACAAAAATATAATAAAGATAATATGCTTAAAATATAATGAGGATTAAATTAAGTGAAAAATACCAAAAAGAAAGAGAAGACATATGTAATAAAATTGTAAGTATTTTAGAATTAGATGAAAATAAATCCTTTCTATTATGTGAATTAGATGATGATATAGAAAAACAAAAAAAAATTTTAGAAATGAAAGAAGATATACAAAAATATTTTTCGGTTAGTTGTATTTCATCGTTTCGTCCAAATTTTAAATGTAAAAGACCTTATCTAAATATAGTAAGAAGTATATTACGAAAGCAAAATTATATATTTGAAAGAAGTGAAATAGAAAAATCTAAAAATGATGGTAGTTTTTTTCGTTCAACAAAATATAAAATATTTAGGAATAATTAAGCAAAAATAATTCGTTAAAAATGCTTAAAAATAAAATCTTTATTAAATATATAGAATGGTAAAAAAGAAAAAGAAAGAAACATTCAAAATTTTTAGGAATTTTGAAAAATCTAAATTCAAAACAATCAAAACAACACTCAAATCGGTTTTATTGAAATATAATGAAGTTCAACCACTTATTACTCATTTAGTTTTTGAAATGAATGATTTAGTTATTCATACTTATCAATTTATTAGATTGTATATTCTTTATTGTTTCCATAATCATTTAGAGTTTCCTGTTTTTGACGATAAATTTACTTTTATAAAATATTGTATCAAAACATTAGGAACAAAATCTAATAGTGGTAGAAAATCAAAAGATACACAATTATTAAATGCTTTACAAGAATTTTATAAAAAAGAATATCAACCTTTACTCAATCACAATAAAACAAGTTTATTGAATAAATCACATTTGATAAATATTGTAGCAGAGCAAATTCAGGTATGTATCACTAATAATATTCAGGAGCATTTTATTCAACATTTTTTACGCTTTATCAATAAAACAACAAATGGTATTACAAATGATAAAAAAGAATTATTTGAATTCAAAAATCAATTGTTTATGTTAGAAGAAACAAATGAAATATTTAATCAATGGAAAGCTACTCATTTAACTCATATTTTACCAACAAATATAAAAAAGTCAATATATTATGATGTTAAAGTAAGACAAATTGAATATTTGAAAGGTTTATTGTATATGAATTATATATTAGAAACACAGGAAAATAAGTTATTTCAACCTTTACCATTACGAAACAATATTATTCCAAAAAATATTAAATTTGATAGTGCTTGTATTGCTGAACTATTTTGTCCTGAAAGTGAAAAAAAAGGAGAAGTTTTGAAAAAAATAACTAATTATCAAAATATGTTATGGAGTAGTTTATTGAATATGAAACATAGATTATTCAAAAATAAACATTATACTTTTTATAATGAAATAACTACAGATGGAATAAGTTGTTCTTTATTGTTTATCAGGAAAGATTGTAAAGGAGAAGAAAATAAAAATAAGCAAATAAATAGTGAAGATTTTGAATACATTAGTATTGAAGAATTAGATACACAACAATTAGAAAATTTGAAACCAAGAAATATTGTAGGTTTAGACCCGGGTAAGCGTTCTTTGGTTTATATGATGGACGGACAAGGTAATAAATTACAATATACCGCACCGCAAAGAAAAAAGGAAAGTATGGTGAAACGAAACCAAATTATTCTACAACGAGAGAAGAAAAATAATAAAATAAATGAGTATGAAAATGTATTGTCTTTACAAAATAGCAAATCAGTAAATTACAATAGTTTCAAATCTTATTTAGTTGAAAAAGATAGCTTAAATAAACAAACTATAGAATTTTACAAAAAGGAAGTATGGAGAAAAATGAAATTTAGGAAATACTCGTATGGTAATAAATCAATAGATACTTTTTTGAATAACATAGAAAAGACATTTGGAGAAAATATTTTAATTTGTTATGGAAATTGGAGTAGGTCTTCACAAATGAAACATTTTATGCCTACGATGAATAAAGGATTAAGAAAACTAATCCATAAAAGGTATGATACAATTACAATCAATGAATGTAATACAAGTAAAAAATGTTGTGATTGTTTTCAAGATTTGAAACATTATAGAAACAAGGGAAATAAAGAGGAATTTCGTCTTTTAGTGTGTTCTAACTGCGTGAGTTGCGAAAACAAAAAAATCGTATTTAGAACACGAGACGCTAATTCTTCCATAAATATAATGAACTTGGGAAAATGTTGGATTTACAAACAACAAAGACCAAGTGAGTTTTGTATTTCGTCTTTCACCATTTCCAATAAAAAAGAAGAAATGGAAAAAGTAAGACCATCAGTTGATTTTACGGAAGGTAATACTTCCAGCCACCGAATTTTAGAGTGAGTTTGTCTCATTTTTCTTTCCGGTTGGTGTAACACAAAAAACACGATGTAAAATAATACCTGTTATAAACACAATCAATAATACTTTCCAAAAGTTCAGTTTTTTATTGACAAGAATGAATATGATATAGGAAAGAAGAAGAGTTAAAATTATGTCAACTAAAGCAAAGCCCGCTATACGATAGTGATGAATTCCCTTGTTTGGAATTCCAAAAATATTCCGATATTTACATAACATTATACATTATATACACCTTTTAACATTCAAGTTCGCACAAAATTATCTAAAAAAATATAATATGTCAGAAGGATTTGTCTATTTTTTAATCAGTACAAGTGGTTCCACTTATATTGGTGCTACGATCGATTTAGAACATCGATTGAGACAACATAATCGAGAGATTAAAGGTGGTGCTCACGCAACAAGTATGAAAGTTTTACAGGGAGAAATATGGTCAAGAGTGTGTAATGTACGTAATTTCCCCGATTGGTCCGCGTGTTTACAATTTGAGTGGAGATGGAAACATTTGTCCCGTAAATTTCCTCTTAAAATGCGCCCAATTGAGAGAAGGTTGAGAGCTCTTAAAAAATTGATGTCTTTAGAAAGACCGACCACAAAAGCAATGGCCTATAGTGAATGGCCAGTTCCGCCTGAAATTGTGTTTGAACAAGAAGATTCAGAACAATTATACAATAGTTTTCTATAATGTTTTTTATGCCTAAAGGTTCCTTTCCCTATAAAATTGATTCGAGAATAAAAGGAAAGAAAGCTTGCTAAAAATCTCGGTTCCCTGAAAATGGTCTATTTTCGTTTTTACAATCGTACCAAACAAATAATGAGTGCTCGACCCGATGCGAAAAGAAATTTTGATACATCTTATACGGAAGAACAAAAAAAAGAATTATTGAAAATCATTATAGAATGGAATCATTGGGAACAATCTGACGTGATATTTATTTATCCAATAAATGAATATCCAATTTCATTTGTCTATCATAATGGAATTTTGGTTGAAGAATTAGAAAAATGTGAACATAAATTCGAAAATTTCTCTTGGAAAGATGGAACATTTGAATGTGTTGATTGCGGGAAAATTCGGCTTGGGGAAACGAAAAATAATGATGAAGAAGTTGAATTGTATCCAATGAAATAAGTCTGTTTCTATTATAATGATAACACCGGATTTGATTTTTTCTTATTGGATTTTTGCTTGGTTTCTTTTATTTTATATTTTTCAAAACAATCTTTGTCTGAATCTTAAACATTGGCTTAATCCCTATTATGTTATTGTTTTTGCTTTGATTGAAAATATTATTTCTTTGGTGTATATTACTGGAATTACAAGAGTCATAACGTTCTTTATTTTTTATTTATTGATGTTGATTTTATTCAAAGTTATTCCATTGTATTTATTATTGAAAAGTGGTAATTATGCTGGTTATTATTTGGAAAAAATCGTCGTTTTTATTGGTGTTTTCATTGTCTATAATTTGTATTTGATGTTTCGTGGAACCAATTTTTTGAAAATTTATATTCAAATCAATGACTCTGTAATAAAAAAAGAACATACCACCCCGTTTTTTTATTTATTGGATTCTTTGAATAGTTTCAGGTAAATTTGACGACAATATTTACATATTCTTTTTTCAAAGATTTCACGGCGGAAATACTTAATTCTTGTCTTTTCTTTCGTGTTTTGTTGTTGTCTCCCGATTCTTCTCGGCGTTTTAGACTGGCACTTGTGCTGTTTCTATTGTTCATATCTTGTAAAATAGCGTCATAATTTTCTTCAATATAGTCCAGAATTTTGTTTTCAATGACCCATTTAAAACAATTTAGTTGAGCAATTGTTGTTTCCAAATAAAGAGAATTTTCTTTGTCATACAAAATAGGAATTCTTTCATGGCGACAAAAAATATCGAATCTTTTTTTATTGAAACTCTTTAATTTTAATTTATATTGGTCATGGACTTTGAACCGGCGTTCATTGGGTAATTCATAAATAGTATAATAAAATTTGGAATAATTAGTAATAAACCAATCAATAATACGAAGGGAAATACGGGATTCTCCATTGATAATGGACATCATTTTTTGAAGATTGTCATTTGGTTTGGTCGTATCTGTTGTTGTGGATTTGGTATAAAAATCCATAAGAGAAGTTAATAAAACATCGTTTTGTGTTGGATAAGAAGATGAAATAATGGGGGTTGTCGACATAATTTATAGAAAACAATAAAAATCGTGTTTATATTATTTTTTCGTTTTCAATAAAATTGAAAATTTTTTCCATACATAGTAAACAATAACAAAAACAAATTCAATAAATGACAACTTTACCCAAGTTTCCCCAAACATTGACCACTTTAGATTGTACAATCCTTTATTGACAGTTTTACCCGAGTTGCCCCAAACATTAACCACTTTATATTGTAAGAACAATCCTTTATTAAATAGAATTTATCCATTCGAATTAACAATTGAAAATATTAGAAAGTATCAAAATGAAAATCTTTGTTATAATTCATATATATTCAAATAAATCGAACTTAATTTACTTACTTTTTTATTTTTTTTGATGTTTTACACCTTATAATTGATGGACGATCTAATAAAATTGAAAATTTTTTCCATACATAGTAAACAATAACAAAAACAAATTCAATAAATGAAAACCACTTTACTCGAGTTGTCCGAAACATGTTCCCGCAATCCTTTATTGACATTTTTACCCAATTTGCCCGAAACATTGACCACTTTAAATTGTTCCGACAATCCTTTACTGGCAGTTTTACCCGAGTTGCCTCAAAATTTGACACATTTACATTGTTCCAACAATCCTTTATTGACATTTTTACCCGAGTTGCCCCAAACATTGAAATATTTATATTGTCACAACAATCCTTTACTGACAGTTTTACCCGAGTTGCCCGAAACATTGACCACTTTATATTGTTCCAACAATCCTTTACTGACAGTTTTACCCGAGTTGCCCAAAACATTAAAATATTTATATTGTCACAAAAATCCTTTACTGAAAGTTTTACCCGAGTTGCCTCAAAATTTGACATATTTAGATTGTTCCAACAATCCTTTACTGACATATTTACCCGAGTTGCCCCAAACATTGAAATATTTAAATTGTTGCAACAATCCTTTACTGACAGTTTTACCCGAGTTGCCCGAAACATTGACCACTTTAAATTGTGACAACAATCCTTTATTAAATAAAATTTATCCATTCAAATTAACAATTGAAAATATTAGAAAGTATCAAAATGAAAGTTATCATTCATATATATTCAAATAAAGCGAACTTATAAACTTCCTACATAAAATAAAAATATACATTCCAAAACATCATAGAAGATTCTATGATGTTTTTTTTTTACAAATGTTTGAGAGAAAAATAATTTACTTACTTTTTTATTATTTTTTGATGTTTTCCAAGGCGAGCTTCGCTCGCTGGCTGTCGACCGCCGAAGGCGGTCTTACACCTTACAATTGATGGACGATTTAATAAAATTGAAAATTTTTTCCATACATAGTAAACAATAACAAAAACAAATTCAATAAATGACAACCACTTTACCCGATTTGCCCCAAACATTGAAATATTTAGATTGTTCCAACAATCCTTTATTGACAGTTTTACCCGAGTTGCCCGAAACATTGACCACTTTAGATTGTTCCAACAATCCTTTATTGACATTTTTACCTGATTTGCCCGAAACATTGACCACTTTATATTGTATCAACAATCCTTTATTGAAAGTTTTACCCGAGTTGCCCGAAACATTAACACATTTATATTGTGACAACAATCCTTTACTGACATTTTTACCCGAGTTGCCCGAAACATTGAAATATTTATATTGTCCCAACAATCCTTTACTGACATATTTACCCGAGTTGCCCGAAACATTGGGATATTTAAATTGTGACAGCAATCTTTTACTCACATTTTTACCTGAGTTGCCCCAAACATTGAAATATTTAAATTGTTCCAATAATCCTTTACTGAAAGTTTTACCCGAGTTGCCCGAAAAATTGACACATTTAAATTGTTCCCGCAACTCTTTAATTACATTTTTACCCGAGTTGCCCCAAACATTGAAATATTTAAATTGCTCCAACAATCCTTTACTAATAGTTTTACCCGAGTTGCCCGAAACATTGACACATTTAAATTGTTCCAAAAATCCTTTATTAAATAAAATTTATCCATTCAAATTAACAATTGAAAATATTAGAAAGTATCAAAATGAAAGTTATCATTCATATATATTCAAATAAAGCGAACTTAATTTACTTACTTTTTATTTGATGTTTTACACCTTACAATTTATGGACGATCTAATAAAATTGAAAATTTTTTATACATTATAAACAATAACAAAAACAAATTCAACAAGAAAGAAAGAAATCCAGCATTCCAAATATCGTCTTTTACCTATTCTTGTAAAAAGGAAGAAGAAAAAATAAGACCATCATAGGTGTATTGATTTTACATTTTTCTCATTTTTTGTCCTATAAAATGGGTGTTTTAAATGAGAAAAGGTGTAAAATGCGTAAATTTAGAACATTTTCATCTACTTTAGAAAATTATTTTATTTGTATAATTATATATGAAGTTCAAAAAAGAATTAGCAGAACTCGTTAAAGTGAAAGGGTCTGCGAATTTAATCGAAATTCAGAATGAATTTCATGCTTTTGCTGTTAAAACATTTGGAGAACTTATTAATCCACAAGAAAAAGTTGATTACTCGCTTATAAGAGTGCTTTGTAATTGGGTAGAGAATGGTATTGAGTATAATTCTCCAGCAAGCGATAGTAAGGTAAGTAAAAGAGATATAGTGTTGGAAGAATACGCTAAATTAAAAGGTGGGATTGACGAAAATGAGAAAAAACTGATTGAGAAATATATTGAGGACTTACACAATCACAATGATATAAAAAAAGTTAGTTTTTGGAGATGGGCAAGAAAAACTTTATTGTCCTATCTAAAAAAAAGAAATATTTTGAAAAAATAAGTTTTCTTTTGATGTATTATATTGCTGATTTAGCAACAAATAAAATGATAGAAATTGTCTTGTTGAAACTGAATATTTATGACCCTACCTTATATTTAGCCCTCAGTCTTTTATTTTTGTAAATAATAGGCGTTTGAAATGTAAAAAGGTGTAGAGTAACGCATATTTTATACCGCTAAAAAATTATACCGTTTTAATTCGTAAAAAATTGAATATTTTTTATAAAGAATAATTTTATAAAAAATGGATGTTTATTATTGGTTTTACAATATGACTAAATTTGAAATTAACACTGAGCCAGTTTATGAAAATTTTGTATTACCTTTGGCAAAGGGGTTTGGTTATTACTTTAATGATGAAGAAAAAATCAAAATGATAGAAGATATTATTGAAAGCAATGAATGGGAAAAAACAGATACCATTCTTATTATTCCAGATTGTGAGTATTGTGCGAAATTTATTTATAAAAAGGGTGAAATCATAAAAGAAACAGAAGAAACAAAAGTCATTATAGAACTGAGAGAATCGATTAAAAAAGAAACAAATAAACTCTTTAATTTCAAAGACATTGACGGAAATCTTATAGAATTGAGAGAATCTATTGAAAAAGAAACAAATAAACTATTTAATTTTCAAGACATTGAAGATGCTGTTGATTTATAATTTTCTTGAGTTGTTGATGATGAATCTGTCAACAATTTAATTTTGGACCCAATAATCTATAATAAAAACCATTGTATATGGCACCAGTTTCCAATGCTTTCTTCAATGTTTTTTCTCCAATATCATAATCATTTTTTACACAATCATACTTTGATGTATATTCTTTACACCTTTTCTCATTTAAAACGCCCATTTTAAATGAGTATTTTACAAAAAATTTTTTAGTCATACGAGAAAAAGTATAGATATAACAAATCTTTCAATTATGAGAGATGA